TACTCTTCAGGTGTGTATTCAGTCCTAAACTTTCCAGTACCGTAATGTTTTCTGTGCATCCTTATTGGTACTTCTTGTTTAACTATTTCGTCTGCTACTGGGTCTTTTGTATCGACAGATGTATACACTGGAGAAACAAAATCCAACCTAATCCACCTTGTAATACAATTGGTTCACCAAATATATTTCTTCTAGGTGGTAAATCTTTAGATAGACTTGGAGTCCTGGAATAAATACGATCCATAATTGAATAAACTTCATTGACTGTTGGATCAAGTGTTCTTTCTATTTGACCTACCATAGAAGTATATGGAGTCATTGAAGCAACTAAGCGACCCATATAAGACTCACCATATCTATCTGGATCTTCAAATGCGTTAATAAAGTTAGCTATACCTTCCATATATGATTTGTTTTCAAGGTTTTTTGCTATTGCTGTCATTGCAGCAAACGCTACATCTGACGCACCTTCTGTTTCTGCATACTTTAGTACTTCAGCAGTATCAGCTGATAAACCTAAAAACATACCTAATGGATCAAGTCTGTTATAAGCAAAATATGTGTCACCAACTTTAATAGAATAAGGTTGCCAACCAGTAAGTTTAAGTGCTTCCCTAGCCCCTTTTTCTTGTGGACCTCTTCCTGTAATTTTGCCTTCAAGTGCGTAATTAAAACCCATAGCTAAAGCACCAGTACCCATAGACATTCTTGCTAAGGCAACATCTCTCTTAACACCACCAGCTTGAACATCAGCCCACATTTGTTTATTAAATGGTGTGCGATGAGCTGTGTATTTGATAATGTTTGTAGGAGTCCTTACAAACGGAAGAATAATCTTAGCTGGTGGAAAATTATTAATAAACTTCTGAGCGTCTTTACCGCTTTGCCCAAGATCATTTGTAAAAGTTTGATACCTTGAAGCATTAGTAGCACCAAGATGTATTTCTTCAGTTGGGTTTTCAATAAGGTCTGCTACTCTTGCAACAAACTCATCACCTTCCAAGCCTTCTGAACTTGCTTGTCTATAAGATAAAGCATTAAGTTCCATGCGATACCCTACTGACTTAAAAAATTCGTCTTCTGCGCCTAAGAATCGTGAAGGTAATCTTACAACCCAATCACCAAAAAAGTCTACACCTTTTGCTGTAGAACTGCCCTCTTTAATATTAATTAAAGGGCCTGTCATAGCATTTATATTTTCACTGCTAAAGGCATTGTATTTTCGAGCTTCGTATTTCATTGATGGATCTGATGTCTCACCTGTTTTCATTGCTCTATAGGCTAATCTGAAACCATCACGCATACCAGCAACAACACCATAAAACTGACCCATGACTTCACCATATTGAATACCTTCATCAGTTCGCATTATTTTGCTAACAGTTGCTGACATAAATCGCTCTGGTATTGCTAAGCCAGCAACTAAGGCATTAGACATTGTATTAACAGCATGAGTTGCTGGAGAAGACAACAAACCATTAATCCATATTTCCATCATTAAATCAGCACTGTTTGCAAAATGCATTTTTTCCATACGGGCTGTCACTTGAGTCAGATCTTTAGAATCAAGTATGACTTCGGCTAATTTGTTTATTGCTTTTTCACCACCGTACTTGTCAACAGCTTGTTGCAACTGTGTTTGATATATTGATGATCCTTGACCCATGTCAGCACCAACTGGTATTCTCCAGGCATTTAATGCTCTTCCTGAGTCTGCTGCCATACCAGCTACTGATTGTTGTATCCCTACATGTGATGATATAGCTTGTCTAAATTTAAGTTGAAAAGCAACGTCTGCTTCACCAGCTTGTATTTTTTGAGCCATAGTTCTAAGGTTATCAGCAGACTCTTGTAATAGTATTCTTGCGCCAGTTACTCTTTCAGGTGATACACCATCTCCTAACTTATATCCAATGATGTTTTCTAATTCTTGTAATGGTACTTTCTTAGCTTTTTTAACTGTTTCATCAAAAGACTGTGGGCCACCACCTCTTGCATCTACAAAGTTATTATTCTTTGAGCCAATGTAATCAATAATACTAACTAACTCGTCTGGGTCAGTGACATTTTGTAGGTTGTAATTACGACCATCAAAACTTACATCAGATTGTCTTGCCCTATTAACAGGTTGTGTTGTATCAAGCACTTCATCAGCAGTTGTAGGAACATCGATATTATCAGTATTAATTGTTGCTGCTCCGTTAACTTGATCCATTCTTTCAGACGTATCAATTAACTTACCAGTGTTAGCACGCTCTATAACATCGTCACCTTGAGTTTTCATAGACCCAAAAAAACCTTTTAGCATTTGTGTTGCTAAACTCATTAGGCTATACCTCCCTGGAACAAGGTCTTTTCAGCTTTTCTTCTTTTAACTAGCCCTTTTAGTATTTTTCCATTGGCTTTAACAAAACCTATTTTTGAATCAAAAGCCTCTTTGACAAATGTATCCATGTCACCTTTATTTAGTGCTTGTAAAGCTTTAGAGTTTTTAAAGTTACCTTGACCAATATTAAATACAAGTGATACAACTGCTGATTTTTGGTTAGGTGTTAAATCAACCGTAACTAAACTGTCTACTGCTTTCTCAGCAACAGCAATGTCTTCTTGTAAATATTGTTCAGCTTGCTCTTCAGTTATTTTTTCGCCTTTCTTAACTCGACCAGTAGACCCATACCCAACAGTCACTAAGTCTTGTGATGCTTCTCCTTTTGTCGCGTAATAACCTATATCTTTGTAACCTTCAAATGATTTAATAAAACTAGCTGTATCTTGCTCTTCAGGTTTGTTAACAAAAATTGCTGCTGGCATACTTTTCTTAATAAACTTCATGGCTTCTATAAAACCACCTACAGCAAAACCTATTGTTGCTCCTTCAAAAACATTTTTCACACGTTTTTCTAATCTTTCAAGTGCTGGAGCGTCATCATCTACTGGTGCGCCTAACCATTCAGTCAATGCTCCTAATTTACTGTCATCATCTACAAGATCAAGTTGATCGATTAAGGTAGATATATTAGCTTCGTCTGGATTGAATGAAGCATCAGCCAATCCTCCAGCTAACATTTGTTGAAATAATTGTTTACCTTTTCCACCTAACTGTGTAGCTGTTTTTAAGCCACCTAATCCTGTGAATATAGACATAAACTGTGTAAGCCCTCTTACTACCCCTTCTGTTGTAGAATCAGGGTTAGATTCAAGTAATTCTGGAATGCGTAACCATTCTTCTTCAGTAAACTGATTGTCAGGATGTAAAGCATTGTTAATATCTCTACCAACACTTAGTATGCCATTCACAGCATCAGCTCCTCCCATAGTCATACCACTAACTACTGGGTTATTAAAAAAAGGGAGAACAAAAGGAGTAATAGCTTTTTGTAATGGTTCTGGAGCAGCATTAAATAATCTCTCAAATAAAGGTCTTTCTTCTTCTTCTAAATTAATATCAGGTGTAGACAACGACATATCTTCAGGAATGCCAAATTCGTTTACATTTAAAGATATGGTTGGATCAGCCTGTGCTGGCAATGATGCTAGATGTAAATCTTTAGCATGTTGTACTGAATACATGTATGAGTCTATTTCACCAAGCTTGCTAGTGTAGTCTGTTACAGGGTTATCAGTTTGTCCTTGATAATTAGGCATTAGTTATATCCTAGTTGTGCATTGACATAATCTTTTAGTTGTTTTGCTAACAACTCAGCTTCTTCTTCTGTAATAATGCCTTCATCCAAATCTTTACCAATTTTTAAAGTCGTTGCGCCACCTTGTGTTTTGCTAGGTGTTCCAACAAAGTAAGTGTTGAAGCCATTAGGCATTGTGTAAGAGTCTTGAAAAGATAAATTTGATGTAGCTGATCTATTTACTTTGGCACTATTGTCTTCGCTTGTATATCTTTCAATGATGCCATTGTAAATTGAACTCTTTCATAAAGCTCTTGTTGTGCATAACGCATGTTTGCTACATCTTCTTTAGAAAGACCAGAGTCACCAAAAATATTCATTCCAGCTTCTGTAACACCGAAAGCTTTTGCAATAGCTGAATTAGCCTGGCTAAAGTAAGGCTTAGTAGTAACTTTACTTGCTGACAAAGCTTTGTCTAAATATGAAGCAGCTGTATTACCTGTTATATCATCACGATCTAATGCATCTTGTATTAAACGATTCTTCTCAGGCATAGTCAAAGAAGGATCAATCATGTTTTGATATAAATCCCAAGCAACTTCTTCATTATCTCTGCTTTATATGCTTGCATCAAATTTTCTTTATGAACTACAGCACCATCTTGAATACCAACTTTGAATAAAGTAAACGTATCAAGCTGATTAGCTACAAGATCATCTTCTTCTTTCTTTTCTTTTGCATCTAGCTCTTTGTTATAGTCAGCTAGATATTGATTCATCTCTGTATAAAGTTCATCTTTTAACTTGTCACTGATTTTGACACCATCAGGAATAAGCGCACTCAAATAAGCACGATCACGAATGAATTTATCAGGGTTTGTATAGAAATCTTGTAAAGCATCCCAACCAGCATTGTTATTTACTTCTTGTGTAAGTTGTTTACCAATAACTCCTGAGATATATTGCTCTTGCATTTCTATTTCAAAAGCCATAGCTTCATCAACAGACTGACCGTTCAATGTCACAATGTCATTAATCTTTGCTTCAAGCTTTTCGTACTGACGCATAACTTGAAAATCCATATCAGATATTTCAACTTCCATCTGTTCATCTAAAGGAGGATTCATTCCTCTCTCCAAGAACTCACCAGCTTGGTGTACAAAATCTTTTATATCTACATCTAAGTTTTTCTCAGCATCTGATATAGCTTGTGTCTTTATTCTTACTTGTTCAGCCTCGTAAGGTTTTTTTCCATACTCAGTTCTTTTATTGCCAATCATTGTTTGCAACAATTGTCTAGCACCTGACATAGAATCTAAACCCTCTGAGTTAAGCCAGACTTCTGCTTTCTTATCAAACTCAGTTACATATGCTTGGTAATCATCAGGGTTATTAATTTGTGCTTGATGAGCAGCTTCAATAATGTCTGCCTCCATACTGTCAAGATAGTTTTTTCTTGCCAAATCATTAGCTGCTTTTTGTTGTTTAGCTGCTGCACGATCATTTGCTATCATGTTTCTTGATAAAGCACCAGCCTGTTGACCAAAATTATCAAGTGTATTAGCAAGCGTTTCCCATACTTGAGCTGATGCTGTATCAGCTTGTTGTACTTGCCTAACTATTGTTCTTTGATATTCAGGTATTGCCATTATGAATTCCAAGTATTAGCTGCACCCATTACTCCACCAAGTATTGAGCCTCTAGCTTTAATCTTTCCCATTCTTATTGCTGCATCAGCAGAATTATTGAATGAACGAATTTGTTGTCTAGTGTTTATTAAATCTGCACCTTGATCTAACTGAAATGTTTCATATGACCTGGCAGCGACTGTGGTTGGTGATCCGACTGTAGAATCGATACCAGCACCAGCCCAATATGCTCTTTGTGCTGACATTGTTTTTCTTAACTTCACTAAACGCTCTAACTCTCTGTCTTTTGCTGCACTCTCAGCTTGTTCAGCTTGCTCTCTATATGCTCTTGCTCTGTCTTGTCCAGCTTGTTCATTAGCTTTTGCAGCTTGACTTGCTGCTGCTATTTGAACCATTGCTCCAATTGCTGCGCCCATTATCCTGTCACCTGTAATTCAACTGTTAAACCTAACAATGTCAAAGGCAGTGGATCAGTCTGTGTTACTGTGACTTGTGCTGTCTTTGAATAACCTAACACTGGTAAAGTTTTAATTCCTGTAAAAGCTTCTGGTGCTTGACCCAACACACTTGATCCAAAACTTTTGTTTGGAACAGCCTTTCCATTAATTTTTAACCCACTCGATTCATGCAATTGAGCAGATACTCTTGATATACGTCTTTTCTTTGTACTGACTGGGCCACTTTGTAAACCGATAGCTGAAGGCATAGTCTTTATAGTCACGTCATAATTTAAGCCAACCTCAATGTTTGTTGCTGCTCTGCTTAACGTGATAGATCCACTAGAAGGTGTAGCATTAGCCATAATTGCTGAGTCAGCTCTTACACGACATTCTTGACCGTTTAAATGAGCTAGTCCTGGTACTGTTGCTGATGCTGATTGTGTTACTTGCTTAGATGCGTCTGTGTAATGATTATTGTCTAAAGCTTCAACGTGATAAACCGTTGAGCTATTGATTGTTCTTTTAACGTACAAATAAACAACGTCTTCTACAACAGCAACGTCTAATATATCTCCAGCAGTTGTGTACTTTGTCCAAGCCATGACTTTTTCCGCGCGGTTAGTGATGAACACTCCTAAAGTTCCATCACCATTAACAACGTATAGATAATTACCTTCGTTATCAACATCTCCTGTCTGACTTGCCATAGCTACTGGCGAGTTAGTTATATGAGGGGCAAGCAAGTTCACCTCAGAGGAGACATAAGACGCTTCAGTGTATGTGAAGATAAATTCACGCACTTGCTTACCGTTCCTTTGTATAAACATGGTCGCACCGTCTACGTTAATAGGCTTGACCTTTTGTAAAACTCCAAACTTAGTTTGTCTTGATATACGTACACTCGAAGGTTTAATTGGTGACTCTGGAATATAGAACTCACCACCTGATGTAAATACTTGTAAGTGCCTACCTGATACGATGTGATGTATTGCGTTAACACTATCTGTATCAAGAGTAATGTCTAATGATTCATCATCACCACCAACACCTCTATCAAAATTGAAGAAATCACCAATAACGCTACCCCATAATGTTTGAGGTCTAGCAGTTGAATTACCCATCCACAATCTGGATTCATGGAATGTAACTGATTGTGGATAACCATGAGTAGCTGACCAAACAGGTTCTTCCAAACTAACGTCTGTGCCATCTAATGTATTGTTATTCGTAAACTCTTTTAATAGTTCACCAGTTAGGTAATTTTGCCTGATGTGTTGCAAGTAACAGTCACGTCAGATCCTACAGAGTTCCAGTTAGCTCCTATAGCAAAGGTAGCACTGTCGTAGTCTGCGTTAAAGTCAAACGTAGGATAATATGGAAAAGTAATTGTTGAAAGAGTCCAGGTTGTATGAGAACCACCTCTTACTATTTTTCTAGGAGCGTGTGAATGATGACAAACAATAAGTGTGTCAGCTGATTGAGTAACACCTATCTCACCAATCTGTGTTGCGTTGTATGGAGTTGCTATGTAATCATTGCCAGAGCTGTTCAGATTCGTTTGTTTAACACCATCCTTATAAACATACATTTTTGCATTAGCGAAAACTAGCAAGTATGTCTGTGTGATATTAAACTCAAATGTAACAAAACGAACAGCAGTATCGGTAAGGGTATCGATGTATTTCATACCCCCTCTTCTTTTAACTCCACCTTGACCTAGGCAAATCACATTCTCTAATGTTTCCGCGCCTTTGTAATAGCCATCATAATCATGACGTGCTGCTAACCTAGGATCTAACTCTCCTGACGTAAATTGTGTTTGAGAGATGTTAACTCTTGCCATTTAGCCTCTAGCGTTAATGAGTGGTGAATTGCCAGCTGGAGCAGAAGATGGAGACATTTGAGAGTCTATTGTTTTACACTTAGCAAGTTGTTTCTCAGCTAATGATGCGTAATATTCTCCTTTTGTAGCACTTTCAGTAATAGGAATAGCAAACACAGACGCTAACCTGTACTCAAGCAATTCAGCAAAGTATGCTGGTAGTAATGACTCGTCTGGCTTGTATGTGTAATCAAGCACAATTGACGTGTTATCTGAATATAACTTACTACCATAAATTTGATATTTTTCGTTAGCATCATCAATGTGTTGAGCGACTAAAAAGTCAGCTGGTAGTTGATATGCGTATGCCCATTCGTTAACAGGTGTTGCTGTTAACCTGGACAATGTAGCTTTACTTGAAGCAAATCTCCAAGGGTGTAGTGTTAATAAGCTTTCATACGTAGGCTCATATAAGTTTGCAGCTACTAGAGCTGCTGTCGAATCATCAGTAAAAGATGATATAGTTTCCTCACCGATCAATAGCAACGCATTGGATGCTAGGTCGATGGATGTGTAGTTTTGTACTGCTGACATAGAGTAGAAAAGCCCCCGAAGGGGCTTAACTTATTTAGTCAGTATCAGTTGCTGTTACAACTAAAGCGTCATTAACGTCAACAGTAGTTCCGTCATTAGCAGATACTAGATAGAATCCACCAGCAAGCGTACCACCAGTTGAAGTGTTTGCCATAATCATATCGCCAACTTGTACATCACCAGCTACTCCATTGAAGTAACCAGCTGTGTCAACTGCTGCTGTTGCATCAGTAGTAGAGTAACCCCATAGTGTTGGGATTGCACTGTTAGCTGAAGTAGACATACGTGACCATTTACTTTTATCAAATGCCATTTATATACTCCTTATTCAGTGATTTCGACTTTAACAATACCCGCACTGTCAATAGTGACAGCACCAGCTTTGTATTTGCCTAAAGAAAGCCATGATGTTTTCTCAGGAATGTAGTTAACTTCCGTAGAAATATCAAGACCGATTGCACAACCAATAGATGACTTGTGGAAAGCGAAACAGTCACGAGTAGTACCTGACTTAGCAAGTCCACCTTCAGCACGAGTTTCCATCATGATGACGTTGAATCCCATGAACGTGTTGATTTCACCTGACATCAATGCACGTAGTGTCGCATAGTCTGATGATGTAGCTTTCTCTTCACCTAGCAAGTCTTCAATACCTTCAGCTGAAGTCAAAAGAATACGATCAGTTGCTGGAACTCCGTTATCATTTAACGTCTTAGAAGCTGTTGTAAGCTTAGCTACTGTAAGTCCAGTAGAACCATGAGCAATTGTTGAACCAGCTGAAAGAGCATCAACCACTAATTGGTCAGCTCTACGACCCATTGCACCAGCAATAGTTTCCGCAAGTTCTCTGCGCTCATCAAAGTTTACTTCTTGTGCATCAAATATGTCAGTGTACTCACCAGCTACCCAATTTTGTAGTGTGGCTGGCACTTTGGCATGTGTGATGTCCATTGGTGTTACGTCAGTCTGGCTTGCTTTTTGGTTAGCCAAACCTTTACCCATAGTACGGAAGTTGTAAGTATCACCCACAACTCCTGTGCGTAGACGCACTGCACCACGGAGTTTTCCAGCAGTCTGGAATGCGTGCTTTACTTCTGCATCAAACTGAGCTGAAGCTGCACTAGATAGATTGATAGACATTTGTCTTCTCCTAAATTAATAAAATTGTTCTTTCAATTCAGGTTTCCGAATTCGGGCTGAATCTAGCAATTTTTACAAGCTGCTTGACTTAGAATTCGGGTCTTGAAGACAAGAGTGTCCGTGGGTCTTATTTTAACATACAAAGTAAATTATTTTATTTAGTTTGTATTATGTTTAACATGAGCATCAGTTATCGATACAGACTCGAAACCACAGTCAGACAAAATGTGGTATGTGACTAACAATGAATGTTTATGTTCAAATTCTTCCATACTCATTGTGTCTAGCTTCGCATCTAACAAGATACGTTCAAGTGCATCGATAACTTCTGTCGTTCTACAAATCAACTTCTTATTTCGCTCTGTGGTTGTTTACCAAAATAATCTGCAAACTTTTGATCAACTTCTTTTCTAAACGATGGTGACTCTGCGTATCTCGGATCTGCAACTAATTCATACAATGCTTCTTTTGTTGTACTGTCAATTGCTTTAGCGGTACTTGGTGCTGCTACATCTGTCTCCCTGGACAAACCACGCATTTTTTCTAAAATACTAAATCCTTCAGCAGTTGTTGCTAAACCTTGTAATGTTATAAATTCAGATTCATCAAAGTTTGCTTTAGCCCAAGATGTAAAGTCATTGATACGTTGTGGCGCATCTTTGCCCATACGTTTGATTTCATCTTGTATGTCTGGTTGTGTTTCCATTAAACCATTAACATAAAGTGCCATAAGTTCTGTATGTTTCTCTTGTGATAATCCAGCTTCAGCAGCCCACTCATTAAAACTAACAAGCATAGGGTCATCATCAGCTATCTCACCTTCTATGCCTTCAGGAAGTTCTACTGTATATCCATCTTCTGGAGCGCCAGTGAATGCACCAAGTTTAGATTCTAGTCCAGCGTATGCTTTTGCTTGATCAGCAACAGTCTTGTATTTACTTGATTTAAACCATTCAGGAGCTTCACCCTCTCCTTTAACATCATCTGACATCATCCAACCTTCACTAAC